TGCCCACCATCATGCGCATCTGTCACGGTTTTCTGGAGGACGCGGCGGGTGATGAGTTTCTTCTCCACCAGCACAGCGAGACGGATGCGCATGATGGTGGGCATGGCGCGGCAGCTTTCGGCGATCTCGGCAGCGGTTGCCCCGTTGATGTGAATGGCGAACAACGCGGCGGCTTCGTGAGGCCCGATTTTGTGAAGGGCCAGACGGGTGATTGCGGCTTGGAAATCTTCTTGGGTCATCGTCCTTTGGGTTTGAGGTTCTGGAACACCCGGAGGCCGGGGACGGTCGGGAGTGCACCCTTCTTGGCGAGCGATTTCTTCAGGGCAGCGAGCACCGGAGCGCGCTTGACCACGATCTCGCAGAACTGCGGAAAAGCGGCGTAGAACGCGGCGTGGTCGGTGACCTCGAAGTCGATTTCTTCCTTCACCCCCACTGGCAGTGCTGGCAGCGCAGGGACAGCCACAGCGGCGGATTGAGCGGCAGCTTCGGCGGCAGCGCGTTCCTGCTCGGCTTGTGCCTCTTGGGCGCGGCGTGTGGCTTCCTCTTGGGCACGGCGAGCGGCAGCGGCAGCGGCTTCTGCTTGTGCCTGGGCAGCGGCGTCCTGTTGGCGAGCTGCGTTGAGGCGAGCCATTTCGGCTTCGTGCGCCTCGCGCTCAGCCTGCATACGTTGACGTTCGGCTTCCTGCTCGGCGCGGAGTGCCTCCATCTTCCGGGCGTGCTCTTCGCGCTCGATGCGTTGACGTTCGCGCTCAGCGGCCTCGCGTGCCTCGCGTTGCTTGCGCTGTTGCTCGCGAGCGAACTCGGTGACGAGTCCAGACAAGCGAGCTTCTTCGAGAACCACGTCGGCGACGAAGTCCTTCGCGATCCCGTCGATGTGGCGACCGAGTTCGAGGACTGGTTTCTTGACCTCGGTGCGGCTCGCCTCCACGGCGTTGCGGATCGAGGCGAGTCCCTTCATTCGAGCTTGTGCGATGTCGCAGGAATCTTGATCGGTGACAGCGACGATGCGGCGAGCGGCGTCCAGGATCACTTGTTTCTGTTGCTCGGCGGCAGGCGTCACCGTGATGGTGTAGCCTTCCCCGAGAATAGCAATGGCGGTTGGTTTGGTTGGTTCTGACATGATGTTTCAGTGGTTAGATTGCTTCGATGTGGTGGAGATCAGCTGAGAAATGGCAGGTTAAGACCCATTTTTCGCTACCACTGCTGTAATAGAGAACGTCTCTGCCGATGGCGTCATACTGTTGACCGCAGAACGTTCCGCGATAGACCCACTCGGTCTTACCTTCTGGAAGTTCTGGCAGGGCGATTGCTGTCAAATGATCGGGCCACTGCAACACCCGCTGTGTCTGGTCTTTGGCAGCTTCCGCCGCGTCCCAAGCATCCCAAGGCCCCGGCTCGGGTGTAGCCTCCGGGGTCGCTTGCCAGCGCACGTCGGCAAGCGCAGGGTCTTCGTCGGGAATGCGGCTCATGGCGGCGAGCTGCTCCGGTGTCGGTGGCACGTCGCCCCCGGCGGCGACCCACTTCGCGGCGAGGTCGTCGGTAGCCAGCACAGGCGCGAGCGGTAGCTCGGGATGTCCGGGGCAAGGATCAGCCACGAGTTCGGTAGGCGTGGCAGTGAGGTTTGCCAGCAGTGACAGCAGCGCATGAGCGTGCTCGTTCGGTATTTCGATGGTTAGTTTCATTTGGTTGGTTTGGTTTGTTTGTAGGGGAAGATCATAGAGCCATCACGAGGATGGCGAGAGCGATTAGCAGGGCGAACATCACGAGCGTGCCAAGGATTTCGGCGGCGATTGTGAGTGATTTTTTCAGCGGCAAGCGTCGTGGGAGGCGGCGGCGGACGAGTTTGCAGGTCGGATTGGTTTTGGTGTCAGTAGTCATGGTCTTGGTTGGTTGGTTGTTGTAATGTCGCAGCGCGGCGACACACGAAACCTACAAAATTCCCTCTGATTGTAAATAATTATTTTTATTTATTTTCATTTTGTTCTGAATCCCTTTGTTTTCAATGGTTCCAGCACTTCACTTGTTAGAAAAAAATCCCTGTCAATTTGAGAACTGACAGGGATTTGAGTTATTTCGAGCGGGTGTTTTTCTTCTCGTAGCCCTCAACATCGGTGAGGCGATAGAGAACTTTTCCGCCGATCTTGACGTATGGTGGCCCGTTACCTCGGCTTCGCCATGTTGCAAGCGTCGCGATGGTCACTTGGAGTTTCCACCGCTCGGCGAGCTGCGTGACGGTGAGGAAATCAGCCGAAGACGTCGCCGTCGTCTGTGTCTGTGGCAGGTTCATTCGGTGCTTCCTTCACGGGTTCTGGTGCGGGTTGTGGGGCCGTTTCGATCACTTGCGCAGGTGCGGGTTCTGGTTTCGGCTTTACTGTCCGTGTGCGCTGTGCAGGCGCAGGCGCAGCGGCTTCGGCAGGTGCTCCACCTTCGAGCATGTCCATTGCTTCGGTCGGCTCCGGCTTGGCATTGCCGAACCAGTCGCCAGCCTTGGTCATCCCGTTCTTGAGCGAGTTGTAGACGCCTTGCAGGTCGGCGATTTCCTCGGGCAACGTCACGTCGAGCGAGTGACCGAGACGGGTCTCGATCATCGGGGTTGTTACGCCGTATTTCTCGAACGAGCGGACGATCCGACGAATGCGATCGGCGAGCGGGATTTCGCTCTTGCCAGCCAGCGTGAGCTTGCACTCGGAGAGCGCAGCCTCAACCAGATCGGGCGGCAGGATTGCCAGCAATCGAGCGCGGAGACGGCGTGCGCCTTGATTGGCGGTCAGCTCGTAGATGTCGCGCTCGTCGGTGATCGCGTAGCTGCCAGTCTTAGTGTCGCGAACGTGGCGAACGGTGAACTTCTGAGAGCTTGATGTGTTGGTTTCCAAGTCCCAGGCGTAGGCTTCCATTTCCGACACGCCGTCTTTGCGGGATAGCTCGCGGATTCCGTAGTCGATATTCCCCCACGCCCGAGCGAGTTCTTCGGCGAGACGGATTGACGGCCCCGACACGGTTTCGCGGCCTCGCGGGAATGAGTAAGTCGCCTCGCTGGCGAGACCGGGACGCTTGCACGAGTCGATGATCTTCTCGTAGGCGCGCGCCTCGTTACGCGGAAACCGCTTGGCGATAACGAGCTTGCCTTGTGCCTCCGCGATTGCGCGTGAGGACTCGATTTCGACCGTTCCGGCGTTAACGTGCTCAGAGAGTCCGGTGCGTTGGAACGGGTTGGCGGTGCCACCTGTGGGGGCGATTGCAGTTGTTGACATAATATTTTCTTTGGTTGGTTGTAGTTGTGGGGGAGAGGTTCACGCCCATTTGGGCAAATCGATCATGACAGGCTGTTCAGCCAGTCCCGGCCAGGTGTCCGTGTCCAAGCACTGGCGATACGTCACGAGGTCGGCTTGGTAGTCCGCGCGGCCTCGGCTGGTCATCTGTTCCGACGCGACGTAGCAAGCGGTGAGGAACGGCGATTCCGTCTCAACCGCGATGAACATGAAGCCCTTCGGCTTCTGCCCGTAGGCGGCTTCGTAGCCGTCGGAGTAGAACGCGGCCTGCACGTGGTAGCGGTATTGTGCGATGGACTTCGCGAACGAATCCGCGCTTGCACCCCGTGTCGTCTTCACGTCGATCATTAGGCCGTTTGCGAGCACCGCATCGGGTCGGCAGCGGCACTCGATTCCGGTCGCTGGATCAGTCCAGAAAATCGAGGTTTCGACTTCGGCAATCATGCCAAGTGCGCGGCTCGCAGCCGGGTGAGCGTGCACCGCGTCGCGGATCGAGTTGAGCTTGGTTAACTCGTCGTCGGTGACGAGTTCCTTTCCCTCGCTCTCAACCTTGAATGCTTCCCACTCGGCTTTTCCGGCAGCGGTTCGGCGGTCGATCTTCGGCGCGACCATAAGGTCTGCGAGCAAGTGAGGTTCGAGAATCGCGGTGTGAACTAGCGTCCCCATGCGCATCGCGTCAGTGGGGAATAGTGGATTCTCTCGTCGATGCTTGTAGAGCAAAGGACAGCGGCGAATGAGATCGAGTCCCGACTTCGAAATCGGGGTTTGTGCGTGGTAGTCCGCATTGGACATACCTTGAATTATGCTTGGTTGGTTCATGGCGAAAACGAATTAAGCAGGTTCGTTTCCGATGGCAAGAACAAATTTGCAATTCTTTGCAGATTTATGCGCTAACTTGTGGAAATCACGCACCCTCGCCAGTTATTGACGTGGTCCATCCGGAGCGTGACAATGAATGTCGAACAGTAATGACCTTGTATCGTCCACTGATACCATCACGAAAATCCGTTAGATTTATGTGCATCCCCGCCACGATTGCAGCATTGCCCGGCATGGTAAGTTCGACTTGCTTTTTCGAACGTTCGATTCTTTTGGCTTGAGTCTTCGCCTTGGCTTTTGCTTCGTCGGGCGTTGTTGCCCACCCATAGACCTCCCTGAAATTGTCATCACTCATCCGAACTGCGCCCCTTCCACCTCTGCTTCGATTTCCTGATCCTCTCCCGTCTGGTAGTTGCGCACGCGCGCCTTCACCTTGGTGACGCCCTGATTTTTTCCACCGAATTTGACTCGGTATGAGGTGACGTCGGCGGGGGTTATTGAGATTTCTAATGAGGCGCCACTCGTTGTTTGTCCCCCGGCTTCGGTTGCTAGGACGATGCGACCATCGGCAGGCTTGAGAATCGCGCCGTATTGCCGGGCGATTCGCAGGAGCAGGTTCGAGTCGGATTCGCCGACCTGGGAGACGTGCGGGATCACGATGTCTTTGATCGTCTGGTCCACCACGGGAGTGAGGCCACATTCCCCGGCGACGGTCGCGACGATGTCGCCGATCGTCTTGCCCTCGAACGAGCGGTTTTTCCGCGACGTGAACGAGGACGCGCCCCCGCCGTTCCGGTCGGTGACGAATGGTGTTGAGCTGGCAGTCACGGTCACGAGATCGGGTGGCCCTTCGACCTCAACTTCATCGACGACGAACGAGCCGATCCGGACGTTCTGGAAGTTGTAGCCGAGCGAGACTTCAAGCTTTGCGCCCGACTTCGGCAACGCCAAATCCTGTGTCGTGTCTTCGAGCGTGAGCGTTAGCCCGTCGCTCGTCTCGTCCACCGTGTCGGTGATCTCCATCGAGACGAAACGAGCCGAGACATCGGAGGTGATGTCATTCCCGGCAACGGTGATGGCGAAGGTCGGTCTCATTACGTCCAGAGAGTTTGGAGCTTCCGCGTCTCCTGCGTTGGCACGCGGTCCGGCAAGACGACGACCAGCCCGGCAGGAAGTTTCGGCCCGTGATCCGCAAGACCACGGTTTGCTTCGAGCACGATTTCGACGGCGCGATTGTCGAGGTCGCCGTAGTAGCGATGCACCACGTCGTCGAGGATGTCGTCTTGTTTTGTTAGGTATTCCATTAGCCGAACAGTGATACGATTTTCGTGAGCTTGGTTAGACCACCGATGATGCCGCGCCCATCGCCGTATTTTTTCAGCGACAAGTTGAACGTCGTCATTTTCGGATAGCCGTCTTTGAAGTGCTTTGTGCCAGTCTCTTCGAGACTCTCGATCACCCACATGCCGTGCACGCGTCCTGTGCCGTCGATGAGCGGCAATGGCAGACCAGCGTCCGCAATGGTGCGCATGCGTGCCAGTTGTTCGATGCCTCCGGTGAGTGGGGGAGTCAGACGGCCGGACATGCTGATCGTGTCGTTCTGTGGCCCGGTGAATTGCAGGGCAGGCATTTCCCCCACGCGATCCACCTGCTTCCAATCCCAGCGCGAAGCACGAGACAACTCGTCGAAGGCAGCGGAGCCAACGGAGAAGCGAAACGGACCGAGGAGTAGGAGAGTGGATTTCATGGGTTAGCCGGGAGCAAGTGCACCGTCCATGTCGAAC